GAGCGGCGTCCAGTACCAAATGACGGCCTCGACGATCACCCGCGCTCCCCCGACTCGGCCATCCTTAGATAACGCTCCGACTCCCAGTCGCGGCGCGCTTCCTCCTCCTCAGCACAGTGCTTCGCCCACAGAACGCGCATCTCCGCGGTAAATCGTTCCTGATCGACCACCGCGACCACGCGCTGCCCCTTGCACTCGGTGCACGTGACGTCGTAATCGCCCCGCAGGTAGGCTTCGGCGAAGTCTGGGTCCTCGTCGAAGTCCTCGCGCGTGAGGCCATTCCCATCGATGGCCAGATTCACGTGCGTGCCCTTGCCTAAACACGTGAGGCACAAACACGTGAGGTACACCTCGAACTTGGCCGGCAGGGAGACTTCGACTTCGTCCCCGGCATCGGTGAAATGGGTGAATTTGACGGTGGGTTCGTTCATGGGATTACTCCGCCTGTCGGGTGAACATCAGGGGCAGCGGCTGGCGCGACCAGGGACGCACGGGCAGGCCGACGGCACGCTTCGCGCAGCGATTCTTGAACATCCAGCGCCGCGCGAGGTCCCGCTGCCGCTCGAACCACAACTCCAAGCACGAGCGCCAGGCCTCCGAGCACGCATCCGGGTAGAGCGGCGGCAGGTGCAAGACCCCGTTCATCAGGACCCCTTGCAGGGCGGGAGCCAACTCCGCCATCGCTTGGCGCCAGCGCCAGGCTTTCAAGGCATCGGCATTCCTCTCTTGCAGTTCGAAGACCACAAAGGCGCGGTTGATCTCCGCCTCCAAGTCCCGGACTTCATCCGGCGGCCACTCCACCAGCGATTCGACCGCGCTCATGGGGAATTCCCGGCGAGCGTCAAGACTTCGGTCGGCAGGGTCGCCATTTCTTTGAGGAGCGGCTTTAAACTTGAAGTCGCCGCCTTGGCAATTGTCGACTTCGGGTCATTGGTGCGCTGAATCTGCTGCAGGCAGCGGATCGCACGCAGCAGCCGGTCGTGGTTCGTCTTCGCATCCATGAAACCGCCTTTCTTGGTATAGGACGGACGGGACTATGCAACCGACAACTAACTTGTGTCAACTCATTCTAGTTGATATAAGACAACCTTATGACCAAAGAACAGCGCGCAGCCACCAATTTGGCCATCAAGAACCTGGGCGGTTTGAGCAAAGCGGCCGCCCGCTATGGGATCAGCGTCCAGGGCGTGCAGAACTGGCGCACCCGCGGGGTACCGAAGGAGCGGGTCAAACAGGTGGCCAAGGACTCCGGCGTCGCCCGGGAGCGGCTCCTGCCGGCCCTTTATGCTTGACCAGACGGGCATTTGTCCGCACTGCGGAAGGCCTTTGCGTTCCCTGGCGTATCCCAAGATCACCAAGGAGATGCGCGCGACCGTCAAACGCCTGCGCTTCTTGGAACGCCGCCGGCAGATCGATATCGCGGCCTCGGTCGGCATCTCGCAGGGCAGCGTCTCGCGCATCTGCGCGGAGCGACCTTGAAGCACTTGCATAAGTCAAATCGAGGGGCGTATAAAGCAATGCCCCCTGTGACGGGGGCATTGGTGTCGCGAAGTTATCGGCTTCTTGACCGCCAATTGGGTGGGGATGACACCGCCATGGCAGGCAGCAGTATACACAAAAATGTGTCTATTGACTTCCTCAATTCCCAATTGAATGCAGTCCGCAAGCGCGTCCCTCGACACCCGTCTGAGGCACGAAAGCTGATGGCCGAAACCGGCCTGACCCTCAAAGAACGGTTAACCCGGGCAACGCTGCGCCACTTGCGACCCGGTCCTGAAATGGAGCTCGCACTCGATGCGGGAGGGGACCCGAGTATCCATACCAAGAGGGAGAAAGGGCAGGAGATGCAGCCTGCATCGATTTTGCCAACAAGTTATCAACAAGGTTGTCCACATGTTGATTGAGGACGTCGTAGGCCACATTCCCTTCGAGGCGGGCCGCATCGTCGGCATTTGCCGGTACGAGAACTACGTCTTCGTGGCCACCGAGTTCCGCGTCTATCGGTTGAGCCCAGACCCTTGGGGCGGCGATGTCCGCCTCCAAGCGATCGCGTGCACGCCACCCATGCCGGAGCCGATCTGATGGCTGGGGTAAATCCAATCACTGGGAAGGCGGGGCCGGCGCCGATGGCTGCGAGGGACGGTGACAAATTGCAGGCGCGTCAGCGCATCAACGTCGAGGTTCGTAGTGGCTATCGGGTGCATCCGAACACGCTGCCTTGCGTCGATTGCGACCATCGGTACGAGTCCGATGGGAAGCCGCATGACTACGACCACTACAAGGGATACGCCGCTGAGCACCACCTGGACGTCGAGGCGGTCTGCAAACCTTGCCACGCGAAAAGGGATAGCCCAAAGGCGCAGCAAACGGCGTGTGTCCACGGTCATCCGTTCACCCCGGACAACACAAGATTGCGGGCTAATGGAACGCGGGAATGCGTCGCCTGCCGTCGACAGCGTGACACAGCGCGCCGGCCAGCAGCGTGGTGGCGCGCCTATAGGGCCAAAAGGAGGAGCCGTGGCTGAGACGACGATAGAGTGGACTGATTTTTCCTTCAATTCACACTGGGGCTGTTCCAAAGTATCGCCCGGCTGCGACAATTGCTATGCCGAGACCTGGGCGAAGCGCACCGGATTCCCAAACCTCTGGGGCGTCCACGCCGACCGGCGTTTCTTCGGTGCGCACCACTGGGCGGAGCCGCTCAAGTGGAATGCAAAGGCCGTCAAGGAGGGCACGCGACCGCGCGTCTTCTGCAACTCGATGTCGGATGTGTTCGACAACCATATGCTCTTGGACTTCGAGCGCGAGCGGCTCTGGGACCTGATCAGAAGGACCCCGGCGCTCGACTGGCTCGTCTTGACGAAAAGGATCGGCAATGCCACCAAGATGCTGCCGCCCGACTGGGGCGAGGGCTATCCGAATGTGTGGCTCGGGATCTCGGTCTGCGAGCAGCACGAGGCGGACCGCGATATCCCGAAACTCCTCGGGGTTCCGGCCGCGATTCGGTTTCTCTCCTGCGAACCGCTATTGGGTTCCATCGACCTTTCCGCCTTCCAGCCAGGCTTCTGTCCAAAGTGCGCCGGCACTGGCGAGGTCGTCGCTATCGGAGCGACCTACCCAGACTACGAGGATGATGCTGAACCCTGCTACGACTGCGGCGGTACGGGTCAGTGGGAAGACAACGAGGGACTTTGCTGGGTCATTGCCGGCGGCGAGAGCGGCGCCGGAGCGCGGAGCATGAACCTTGACTGGGCGCGTGCGCTGCGACAGGAATGCGAACGTCAGGAAATTCCCTTCTTCATGAAGCAGCTCTCCCAAGCCGATACCGCCGACTACAAAGACTTCGAGTCCTTCCCGAAAGACCTGCAGGTGCGCGAATGGCCGATCGACCGATGAGCGAGGGCGCCCGACGGCGCGCCTATGACGATGACCTGGCGGAGATTCGCTTGGCGAAAGTGCGCGCGAAGATTCAGCGCAACAAGCCCGATGGGCGTGCAGCGCTGCACTGGCGCAAGGAGTCCGCTACCCGGATCGTCTCGGGCTGCGGCCGCTTCTGTGTCGAACAGTCAGGCACGGGCGAGGGGGCGCGCTACACCGCCAAACTCTTGCCGCACTCGGTCATTGGCAATCGGCGCTTTACGTGGGAACAGGCGAAAGAGGACTGTAACGCCCACGCCTCGCCGCTGCCGCTCGAGGCGCCGGTCAAAGAACGCGAACCCGGGGAGGACGATGAATAACTCATTTCCCTTTCGGCCTTTCCCGCCGCCGATCTTGACGCCCGAAGAGTTCGATGCAATTCGGCAGCGAGTCGCCGACGGCATCTTCCTGGGAGGCGATTACCATTCTGCCTACGCGCAGTACCTGATTGCGCACCGCGACCGCTGCGCGTTGCTCGCCCTGCTCGATGAAAAGCTCGCCTTGCTGCAGAGCCTCCCATGACTCAGAAATTCCAGCGGGGCGACCTCGTGCACGTGGCCAAAGACTTAGGGTCAATGATGTGGCACTTCGCGGCCGATATCGATGCCATCGTGATCGGCTCCTACAAGGACCAGTACGGCGGCTCCAGTGAGCAGAACGAACGTGAATATACCTTGTTCCTCCAAGGCCGCGGCCGAAGCTCGTGGTACTACGAGAACCAACTCGAACTGATCGAGGCCCATCGGCTGGATTTGCTTGAGCAATGGCAGGCCGAAAAAGACGCCGAGATCAAGCAAGCGAGCGACCGTGACTGGATATTCGCCCAAGAGTATCAGGAGGGCAAACTGCCGCACGGCGCGACACTAGCAACCCTAGCGGCAGACTTGGGATGCACCAATCTGTGGGGCTCGCGCGGCGAGGGCGTCACCTGGATGCAAAATGCGATGATCACCTTCGGCCATGCGTGGCCGTACCTCAAGGCCAAGGACCAGGCCGGCTGGCAGACCTATAGCGCCGCGATTCGCGCCAAGCAGGTACCATGAAGTTGGTGGTCTACGACGTGGAGACCAAGAACGCGATTCTGGGTAAAGGCATCGGGGAGATCCCCGTGCCGGGCATCCAATACGCCCAAAACTGGGGGGACCACGCGGGCATGGGCATCTCCGTCATCTGCGCCTATGTGTGGACCGAAGGCTACCGGGTGTTCCTCGAGGATAACTTCGGGGAGTTCAAGGAACTGAGCGAGGACCCCGAAACCCTCCTTGTGGGCTTCAACAACCGCGCCTTTGACGACCAATTGCTCAAAGCCTGCCTAGGGGTCACCCTCCCCGAACACCGCTCCTGGGACCTCCTACGGGCGGTACGTGTGGCCCGCGGCGGGTCGCCTGAGTACTTCAAGGGGGGTCCGAACCTCGATTCTTTGTGCAAGGCGAACTTCCTGCCAGGCAAGTCCGGCAGCGGCGCTCTGGCCCCGGTCCTCTGGCAGCAAGGCAAAATCGGCCAGGTGATCGATTATTGCCTGAACGATTGCCAAAGTACGGTCGAACTCATTGAACTCGTCTTGGCCGGCCGCCTGCGCGACCATGAATCGGGTCGCGTCCTCCCCGTCGCCAAGCCCCCGTCCGAACGCTCCGAGGTCCCCGCATGACCTTCCTCAAGATGCCCGACGGCACGGTCATCCACGTGCGCATGGCCAAACCGCGCGCCCGCCGCTGCAAGGTCTGCGAACGCTTCACTGCGCCCGATAGACTCCGGGAATGCGACTTCAAACTGCCTGACGGTTCGACCTGCGATCTGCTGATGTGCCAGAGCTGCGCGCATCGGACGGGCCCGGACCAAGACTTGTGTCCCGAGCATCGCTGGACCGAGATTGATGACCTCTTCGACCGCAGTTCCTGGCCGCCGGAGCGCTACCCATGACCCGAGACCGGTATTTCACTATCCAAATCGGACTCCGCGAGCCCGAGACCCCGACCGAAGTCGAGGAAGCGACCACCGTTGCCGGCATGCGCCGCATCATCAATCGGGCTAGCCGAGAGAGTTCGATTGTCTGCGCCTGCTTCGAGAAGGCCTGGATCCAGGGCATGACGAGCGAGGAGACCTATGTGACCCTCGCCTACCACGCCCTCATCAGCTTGCAAAAGGCGGTTGAGGAAAACATCCACCTGCACGAGCTTCTGCCAATGCCCGCCCAGTTCCCGAAGATGCCGCCATGACGGACAAGATCGGCACCGCTGGCCGCGCCGTGATCGGCGCCCTGCTGCAGGCCTTCGACGCCGCCAAGGAACAACTGCCGGTCGGCATGCGTGAGTGCACGATTCTGTTCTTTGAATGCGAGAAAGGCCACGGCCGGCTGACCGCCACCAATTGGGTCCAGCACGACTGTCAGCAGTGCAAAATCGAGGCGCTCGAACGCGCGGGCGATGTCCTCGCGCACCAGCTCATGTACCGGGACCACAAGCCGGAATTGAGTACCTGGTGGGCGTTACGTGCAGGTGCCTGTACCTACTGTAACGACAACCGCTTCGACAAGGAGAAACACCATGGCGGATGAGGACTACATGCCCGACCCCCGCGACCTCGAGGCCTGCCCCGCCTGCGGCAGTGGCCGTATCGCCTGCGTGTTGGGACTCAAGGACCGTCTCGACTTCTGCATGCAGTGCCACCGCGTCTGGGAACGTCTGCCGCTGGACGAGCCCTACACGATCGACGGCGAACAATTGGCCTTCAGGCGACCGTGCGATAACTGCGCCTTTCGCGGCGATTCCAAGGAACGCGCCGACCGCGACGGCTGGCAGCACCTGCAATCGATGCTGGGCAATGGCGGAGAGTTCTATTGCCACAAGGGCGTGCCGTTCAATCCCATGCGCGAAGGCGGCGAAGGCTTTGAGTTCCCGAAGAAGGAATCGACCGTCGATCTCGCCGGCACCTGCCATCCGTATCAGCACTACGACAAAGACCGCATGCGCCTCTGCCGCGGCTATTTGAATGCCCACATCGGGCCACTGGTCAAGAAGATGCTCCACCAACGACAACGGGGATAATCATGCAACGACTTAGCATCACCAAACGCGCTGGTCTCGTCGGCGGCTCCATCGTCAACCGCACGCAGATGCACGGCAAGAAGGAGAAAGTCCCGGCGATCTCCGTGCCCGTCAGCGGCATCATCTTGACCGAGGAGGAGTTCTGCACGATCTTGCAGGACCAGAACGCCTTCGAGGCCTTCTTCACCGACGAGCGCTCCAAAGTCCTGGAGCCGCGCTTTCCCGGCATCGACCCGATCACGCTCTCGGACAAGTTCGAGGGCGCGAAGGCGACGCTCAAGATCGAAGATGCGGACGAGCCGCTGGTGCTCAAACCCGCGACCATTGGCAGCATTGTCATCACGCCCGTCGGCGGCCAGCCCATCATGAAGTGCATGATCTCAGGCGTCCCTGACGTGCACCTGCAGACCCTCACCTTGCTCAACAAGCGCTGCACGGTATCGATTCTGAACGGTTCCTTGGCCGATCGGGACGAGAAGCAAAAAGACTTGCCGCTCTCGGGCGGTGGCCCGAACCTCGACGGTGCCAATGGCGAGGACGAGGCGGACGAGACGACCTTGGCCAAGGTCAACCAGGAGGAGCAAGAGGCCACGGAGAGCGTCATCGGCCGGCAGATTCGCGCGAGCGAGGCCAAGAAGAAGCGCGGCGCGAGTAAAAAGAAATGACCTGTCCTGAGGCACTCCCGGACGGCACCAAGGACGGTGATGGCTTCTGGCACGGCGGCCGGTGGCACCTAGGTATTCGGGATGGCCGGCCGGATGGCAAGGGCGGCTGGGAACCTTACTTGAGGGATCCGGAAGAACAGCGCTACAGCCAGCGCGTGCGGACAGACAAATACCGGGAGATGCAGGACCTGCTCTTGGACCTTGCCCACTCGCCTCATGCTCCCGATGCGCGCCCGGCGCTCGATGAATGGCAGAAACGGGCGCAACGGGTCATGACAGGCATGCGGCGGCCTTGGTCGCCAGCCGTGCGCGGTACCGCCCGCGCCAATGAACTGCGCATCCTGGCCGAGGCCTATGAGACCGCGGCGGCGGCCGAGAAGGAAACGGCCACCCTCCTGATCGAGGCCTTGAAGGCCTGGGAGCGCGCTCACCCGCCAGCGCCCTTGGACCCGCTGCTGCTTGATCCGCCATGACCATCGTCTACGAAGAAGCGCCTGACCCGTGGTCGGAGGAAAGCAGGCGCGAGTATGCTCGGTGGCTCGCGAGTCTCACCAAGACGGAGTTGCTCGAGTACGCCGAGACCAAGATGATGCCGACTCGCTACATGCTCCAGCGGTGGCACGCCGCGCGTAAGTTCCTGCGACGCTCACCTGCGCAAAACACAGGAAAACCTAATGTTTAGCCTTCAACAAAAGCGTGATATTGCGGACGCGGTGCAGAAGATTCTGCGCGATACCAAACATCCAGAATTACCCAAAGGTGAAATCCAGTTTCACTTGCACGTTGACGGCGCCGAGTCTTGGTCGTGGGCAGACATCAAGAACAACGGATTCATCAAGACGCCTGGGATTAATCCTTGGAATGAGGCCGTCGCCTTTGAGATGCAGCACCCTACTTCGGAAACGAAAGTTGAGTACCTAGGGTGGTGTGTATCGTCGAAAATGGGACACATGTGTCGACACGAGAAAAATGTCGACTGTGTTGATTGGATTGCGACACAAGCGAAAGCGGAAACGAAAGGAGAATAAGGGTGAACGATAACAAAATTGAGCAGCGCTCCAAGGATCTCACCGACAAGTGGAATCAGCAGGCTGAAGAAGCGCTTGCGGCCGCTGATTTATCGGCAATGCGTCAATTGGTGCAAGAGGCAGCCGAGGTCAACAAGAAATACGCCCAAGCATTCAATGGAATGATTCAGGTTTTCAAACCTAGCCTCGACCGATCGCCTGAGAGCGAAAGCGCTATCGCCGCTATGCGAGAAGTGGCACTGGCCGCCATCGACTTGGCCAAACACTTTACTCAGAAAATCGAGGGTGTCGAATGAACGACAAGTACATTCTGGAGGGTCACAAGGCTGTGCCGGCTGACCTGATGACATGGGCTAGCTGGTTTGAAGCAGCGGGAGATTCGCTCATCGTCGCCGAGACCGATATCGCGCACGTCAGCGTGTCCACGGTGTTCCTGGGTCTCCACAGATTCAGTCGCGCAGGTCCGCCGCAAATATTCGAGACGATGATATTCGGCGGACCCGAAGATGGCTGGCAGGAACGGTGTGCGACTTGGGAAGAGGCTGAAGCCCTGCACCAGCGTGCCATCGCAGTTGCCGAGGCCGCATTCGAGTCTGACCGGGGAGCGAAGTGAAAGCACTAAAGATAATTGCCGGCCTGATTTCATTTTTTGTGGTGATGCCGATTTGGTATTACCTCCTTCACTACTTGCTCATCAAGTCCGGGGCTGACGATCTACAGATGTTTCTATTTTGGGTGTACCTACCCTTCGCCATTTTCGCCGGATTAATTTTCAAGATCATTGAATCAATTGACCGGGGAGGAAAACCATGAGTACGCCTTACGTCGGTTTCAGCAACGCGACCCTTGCTGGACAACCGCAGGTGAAACGTGGGGATAAGATCACTTGCCCGCACTGCGCCAGATCACACGAATTGCAAGGCGGCACCGAAAACGGTAAGCCTAGCGACCTACTGCTCTTCTACAAATGTGGTGATACCTCGTACATGGCTGCAGTGAATGGGCGCCTGACGATGGGCGTCAAGGCCGATTGTTCTGGGTCGATCTGACTTAGAGTGACGCAGATGAGCATTGAATCGCCGAAAGTTTGGGAATCTTCGCCGCTCGCTCAAGGGCTTGCGCGGCCATGCTCACCCTCTGCGGTTTTCGCAGGGAGTGAGCGCATAGTATCGGAATCCTCTATATTTCTAGGGGATTTCGATGGAAGACAAATGGATAGCGGTAACCGACCCGACCGAGATGGAAGAACTGCTCAAGCGCAAAGACGAATTGGACACGCCGATGCTGTACGCGCCGAACGGGCAGTTGTGGGCGGTGGCGGACGAAATGAGATTGTGGCGCCAGGCGAGAAATGCAGCCACTAGCGATTGATCTATTCTGCGGGTTAGGCGGATGGACGGAAGGACTTTTGGCAGAGGGGTACTACGTGGTTGGATTCGACATTGAGCAACACGTCTACGGCGAGCATCGCTATCCCGCGCAGCTCGTCATCCAAGACGTGCTGACGCTCCATGGCGCCCAGTTTAGGGATGCTGCACTGATCGTGGCATCGCCACCCTGTCAGGCTTACTCGTGGCGTGCGATGCCCTGGAAGGCCGCCAAGGCTGCGCCACCTCCGGACAACTCCCTTTTTGAGGCGTGCTTCCGCATCCAGCGTGAGGCATCTGAGGCGGCCGGGCGGCATATTCCGATGGTGGTCGAGAACGTCCGCGGCGCCGAGAAATGGGTCGGGCGAGCTCGCTGGAACTTTGGGAGTTTCTACCTATGGGGTGACGTGCCGGCGTTGATGCCCATAGTTATTGGTCGTCAGGTCATGAAGGCAGGCGTCACGCATCGATCAAATGGCGCTACCAATTTTCATGGCAGAAAGTGCGGCGGCGGGTGGTTCGGTAAAGGCAATAATCAATCACTGATGCGTCAGCACAGCTCTGGAAGCGCGAAACGAAAGCTCGCGCAGGCGACAATCGCCAAGATCCCGGCACCTCTCGCGCGGCACATCGCCCGCACATACTTTCCCTCTACTTCACACCCGGAGCACCGCTGATGGGCATCCCCTACGAAAAGGTCAATCCGGGCACCAACGCTATGCGCGAGATCACCAAGACTCTCGCCGCCTTCGGTTGCCAGTCCTTCGGGACGATGACCGATAACGACCGGCAAGTCGCCATCGTCGTGTTCAAGTGGCGCGACCGACAAGTGCAGCTCGAAGCGAGTTGGAATGGCTACGCGCAGGCGTTGGTGACAAAAAGCGGCTGGAAGCGAAACGATGCTTTGGAGCATGCCAAGCGCGCCGTCTATTCGATCCTGCGGGATTGGGTGAAGGGACAGACGACTGCCATTGAGTGCGGGGTCTTAAGCTTCGACACGGCGTTCCTGCCGCACATGGTCTTAGCCGACGGCCGGCGAGTGATCGATGCCGCGAATGCCGCAGGCTTATTGCCGCCGCCGGATACAGGGCCGAAAGTAGTCGAGTTTCGGAAATGACAGCCCTTACTTCAGGGGGACCGCATGGATATTAAGCGCCTGGGTGTATTTGCCACTCAGGAGGAAATCGACTTCGTCAAGCACTGCCAGTCGATGCCGCTCATGGGTATGACGAATCCCGCGCCTCCTGGGCCGGGCGTGCCAGCGACGGTGCCCATGTTCATGCAGCCTGAGGAAGCCGCTCACCGGGCAGCCTTGGCGCACGGGTTGCCGGAAATCGAGGGCTGCTACGGAATCGATTTGAGCAATGGTGAATTCATAACGGCTGCTGATCCATCCGAAGGACAACAAGAATGAAAAACGCACTCAGGGAAGCGCTCTTGAACGCCAAGCATTACAAGGCCGCTGGCATCACGGAATTGTCAATCGGCAAATATGCCCAGATCGATGACGATCCGCCGTGGCATCTTGCTACCTCGTTTAAGTCGGGTGGCACTCATCGCTTGGATATCGCCACGAGCGGGTGGTTCAAGGGCACCGATCCAGAGAGCGGCATGAATCTCTCTTGGTCTTTCGACATTGAGCCGCGCGAAGCCAACGGCATGGGCAGTTATCAAATCGATACGCGAGCCTGCGAAGAAGTGCTCCGACAGTTGCCCAAGGCTGTGGCGTTGGAGTTTCGCAAGTATCTGGCCGACTGCGCCGAGAAGGTCATGAAGCGCGCACTCGAATATCAGGGATACGCAGACCGCCAGTACCAAGACGCGCGGACCTTGATCACGCTCGCAGGCTTCTCGGATACATCCGCCGCGGAGCCGAAATGAGCATTGGCGACAAGCATGGCCCGTTTTGGGCGCTATTCGGCAAGAACGGTGAACCCAATATGCAATTGATCAAGAAACCTGGTCCCTGGTTCTTAGATAATGCCAAAAGCAGGGGGCAGCGTGTGGGGCGTGTTGTGCTGACCGAAGTCCATCCTGATATCGATGCCGAAACCGAGAAAAGTCAACAGCAATGAAATCGCTTGCAGAAGCTGCCCAAGCGATGGTTGAGGCGTTCCAACCGCACGTGATGGACGAGCGCTGCCGCGTATGCAACCTGGCGTGGCAAAATCTTCGCGAAACTTTACGAGCGCTTTGCACGTGCGAGGCACCTGAGGGGATGCCTCACCTAGATACTTGCCGCCTCAAATACTTAACTGCCAAACCCACAGGTGAGCCGTGATTAGGCGCAAACGAGGAATCTCTGACGCCGCAGTGCGCGAAGCCTGGGAATATTGGGGCGGCACACTTTACCTGCCCGTCGCAACGATCGATCGTAAACGCATGTACAAGTTTGCCCGCGAGATGTGGCGAGAAGGGGCCGGCGCAAACCGCAATACTCCCAAAACCGGAGTGGAGCCGTGAGCATCTGCTATTGCGGTGCCTACAAGGGCGGCAAACACACGCTGTCGGCGCGATGCGAAGAACCTAAGCCGCCTGCATTGATCACCGATCTGCGAAGGCTCGATATCCGCCTGAGCGAGGCGGCGTATCAATTGAAGAAAGCGAACGAGGAACTGCATCGCGCTGAAGTCGCGCATCGTGAGGCGAGCGAAGCGGTCGACGCTGAATTGGCACGCTTACATGGCAATCCACAAGGAGATCCGAAATGACAAAACCAAAACCGCTCAAGGTTGAGCAAGACTCCGAAAAGCCCGTGGAGACGAAGGTGCTGGCTCAGGCCATCGTGGATATCGGGAAGGCCGCGCGAGCCTTAGCAGCCAGCGGGCTCAACCAGAAAGCCATTGTGGTGCTGGTGGCGCACGACTCGAAACAACCCCAGTACGTCGTCAAGACGATCTTGGACTCGCTGTCCACGTTGGCACGTACCTACACCGTTCGCTGATAAACCAGAGGGACAACCGAAGTGAGCGCGTACAGAGCCGCAATCTGGGTCTGGCATATGACCTTCGAGCGGGTAGCGTCGGGCAGTCGCCCCAAACGTCCGCGAAAACTGCGGCGGCGGCCGGAGAAAATTAGCGCCGGGGATTGGCCCGCCTTACGGGCTCCTTTTGAAACAGAGGCTAAACCGTGAGCAATTTACCAGAAGGAATTTTCCAAGTGGGGCGCTTGCTCCACGAAGGCCCGCATAATCTCGATATCGAAATCAGAGCGCTCCGCAAAGGTTGGGACGAATGGTGCGAGGACTATCTGGCACTCGATGAGCGATGTAGGAAGTTAGAGGCCGCGCTACGTAAATATGGGGCACATCATCACTATCCGCAATGTACGATCAAATGCGATTGCGGCCTAGCCGACATTCTGGCCACTCCCGACACAGAAGGGAAGCCCGGTGCGTAGATCTAGGACGGACGCCGAGTTGAAAGCCGTACTGGCCGATCTGCGCGGGCCGAAGTCGGACATCGATGTGATCGAGGAGATGCGCGAGCTGCTCACCGAGTACATGGCGGAATTTCCGGCCTTCCGCGCCAAGCCCGAAGGGTCACCCGGCAGTGATGCGCGGAAAGAACAAGAGACTGATATCCGCCGAGAGGACCGCACCCGCGCAGTGCTGGCGCTGCGTCCCGGCTTTGTTACCGATGGAGAGGCGAAGCCATGACCTGCACCGATCTCGATGAAGATTGCTTTTCAATCCATGCCGAGGGCGGCTGTCTCGACTGCTGGCTGTACGATCCGGCGAAGGGAATGTGCCCTTTCCTGCGATCAGCGCCGCAAGTCTATTTCAGCAATGTCTCTAGTCCCACAAGCTTCGAGTGCAGCGGAGAGGGAAAGCACACATGATGATCGACGACGAAAGGGTCTCGCTTATGGATATCGCCCTTCGGCTGCGTCTCGGCGTCGTGGCGAGCTGCAACTGCAATACAAAGACTCCGGAGATTCGGTATCACAATGAATTGTGTCCGACTCGGCTACTAGAGGAAGGCGCTGCCGAGATTGAGCGACTCAACAGGGAGATGGCCGCCTATCGCGCGAAGCTGACGCCACAGGATGTGGAGGCAATGACGGCGGTCATCAAGGCGTTGACCGAGGAAAAGGCTCGACGTTCTACGGACAGCGGAAAAGCAGAGTCATGAGCCAAACTGACGAACTTGGCGACCGAATGAAGGTCTACGAGAACGCCGAGGCTGGGCGCCGGCTTATGCCTTTGTTGCCGGTCTTTGCCCGCATTGACGGCCGCTGCTTCAGTTCGTTCACGAAGGGCATGCGGCGCCCATATGACCCGACGATGGCGGAAGCCATGATCGATACCACGGTGTTCCTGGTCAAAGAGACCAACGCATGCATGGGCTATACGCAGAGCGATGAGATCACCTTGGCATGGCACTCGACGGACCCCAAGAGCCAGATATGGTTTGACGGCCGCGTGCTCAAGATGGCCTCACAGCTCGGCGCCATGGCTACATTGAATTTCTATCGGTACATTGTCGTGGCGATGCCGGATTACGCGCACAGGCTGCCCACGTTCGACGCTCGGGTATGGTCGGTACCAAACCGCACCGAGGGCGCCAATGTCTTTCTGTGGCGCGAATGGGACGCTACGAAGAACAGTCTGACGATGGCCGCGAGCGAGTATTACAGCCACAAGGAACTGCACGGCAAGAACGGTCGCGACAAGCACGACATGCTGCACGCCAAAGGGGTCAACTGGAACGACTACCCAGCCTTCTTCAAACGCGGTACCTACGTCCAGCGTCGCACAGTCACAAAGCCGTTCAGCGCCGAGGAATTGGAGCGGCTACCGGAGAAGCATGAGGCGCGCGCCAATCCTGGCCTATTGGTGGAGCGCAGCCAATACGAACCTATCGAGATGCCGCCTTTCGCCAGTGTGACGAATCGAGAGGCTGTTATTTTCGAGGGTTCGACACCTTCTGATGCCGCAGCGAAATAAAAAAGCCGCCTCAGGGAGTTGAGGCGGCAGGTTCGTACAGCGAATCAGACGAGCGGCTAGTCTACTCCCTTATTCAGGCAAAGGTCGCCGTCAGGGTGGGCGCGCCGGGCGGCGAGGCGCTCGCCGGGGCCACCTGGTCGTTGGACGCCTTGCCGATGTGCCCCAGCGTATCGGTCACAAAGCAGGTGTAGTCATCGCCAGGGGCGGCTGCGGCGTCCGTGAAGGTCAAGTCGGCGGGCTGGAGCTGCGCGGGCGTCCCTGAGGCCTTGTTGGTCTGCAGGCTCTGCAGGGGCCCGGGCGCGGGCGGAGAACCCGTGAGCGAGGTCTTCTGGTAGGTGATCGAGGCGATGGCGGTCGGCGGCAAGGCGGTATTGTCTTGGCGGGTCCCGGGTAAGGTGGCAACGAGAATGGCGTTCATGGAATCTCCTACAAGGGTAAAGGTGCCCGACAGCGTCGGGGCGGCGGGGGGTGAATCGGTGTCGTCCTCTTCGTCCTCGACCAAGTCGCCGTTCAATTCGACGATCAGGCTATCGAGGCCATCGGCAACCTCGGCCACGCGCTCCTCCAGACGGCGCAGGCGGTGCTCCAATTCCGTGATTCGATGGTCGGACATGGGGCGGATACCCTACAGGAAGCGCGTGACAGGATAAAGTTTGAGTACGCTAGCGCACCCCAAGAATGTCAGTCATTGCCTCATGGGCTATACTGCAGTGCCATGAAGACGGTTCCCACCTATTTGATCGAACTGCGTCACAACGACGAGGCCTTGGGGCGCTTGAGCGCCTCCGACACGGTCGAGTCGATTGCGGACGAGGTGCTGCACGCCGAAGCGCGCTTCTGGATGGGCCTGTGCGGCCTGCGCCGACCCATGCCGCGACGCCGGGCGGTCCGCCGCTTTCGCCTGCTCGCAAGTCACGCATAGCGTTTCTGCGGCCGGCGCTTCCACGCCCACGGGCTGATCTCATCTTTCTCGTCATCTGGCAGTTGCAGGTCATGATAGCGTCTGAGATACATCAAGGCGATGACCACGGTCGAGACGTAGTCGTCGTGATCGGCATTGGGAAACCCCGAACACTCGTCGATCACGGCATAGGCAAAGGGACGGACCGGGTACCACACACAACCTTTTTCGAGCATCAGCGACGCCGCATGCGCACGAGCAACTAAATCTCCCTCCCCGCCGCCCCGGCCCGAGGATCCGGTGAGTTTCACGGCCTTGATTGGTAATCGCTTCCTGCGCAGTTCCTGCACTAAGCCGAAGCCGCTCACTTTCTTTTCGATCAAGATCTCGTGCGGATCAAAGTCCTTGTAGAGGTCGATCGCCTTCTGCCGTAGGTCGGGATAGGCATAGCGTTCCTTGACGGCATCCAAGAGCATGGCGCAGACGCGCGTCTCGCCTTGCACCGGCCGCTCTTTGTCCTTCGGCCAGTCGGGTGGGCGATGCAGTTTCTTGTCGACGTACTGTTCCGTGTAGGTGAACGTGCCCCAGGTGGTGCAGGCTGAGAAATCGTCCTGTTCCTCTTCTCCGAGCGCGGTGTCCCAAATCTGCAAGATCTTGTCGAAGCGCGGCATGGGCCGCTCGGCACGGGCGTTCGCGCGCCATTCGGGCTGCACCCACGGCCGCCACCAGTGACGCTTAAGGATCAGGCCCCCCATGCCAATCGGGTCCTGGTTGTACTGCGCCTGCCAAGCGGCTTCGGAGACAATCCGCTTCTCGGCGTTGACGGTCTTCGCCGACATGCGCTTGGGGTCCAGAATCTCCCGCTCCGTCTGCCGCGGGTCTTGGAATATCGGCTTGGCGCCTGGAGCGACGCCTTCGCCCTTGTTGAGGTAAGTCACGCAGCGCTTGAGCGGGTTGAACTCCGTAGGCAATACCAAATGGACCCACCGATCACCTTCCTGGCTCAAGACGTGGCCGTAGGGGTCGGCCTCGTGCGTGCGCTGCCCGACGTACACCTTCTTGACGTGATCGGGGTTATTGACGCGCGAGCGCCAGGCATTGTCGTGCCACGCCAAGGTGGAGTGCCGCACGGCGTCGCTTTGCACTTTCTTGGCGTCGACCAGGTCGTCCGCGAGTTGAATCGTCCCGCCGACGCCGGTCACACGGCCTTGTACGCTCGCAATCATCCGGTAGCCGCCCTTGCGGTTCCTATACATGCCGGCGGTGTTCTCATCGTCGAAGAGCTCGATCTGGCCCGGATACTGCGTCTGGTACCAGGGCGATTCGATCAAGCGGCGGGAGAGAATGGAGGAGTCGCGGGCGAGCTGGTCATCGACGCTCGCGGTCAGGAACTGTTCGCCTGGCACGTGCAGCCAATGCCAGGTCGGCCACTGCACCGAGCACACCATCGTCTTTGTGGTGCGCGGACCGATGGAGATCATCAGGAAGCGGATCTCTCCCATGGTGACGTAGGCCAGGTGATCGCAGTTGTGGACTAGAATTCCAGCGGCAAAGTAATTGTGATTGTCTGCAACTTCGAGGTTGTAGAGGGCATCGCATACCCGTAGCGAGTGCTCAATCGAAGTGATAACGCAGCGGCCAATCGCGCCATCTTCTTGATGCTGTGCCAGTGCTGGCGCCGATGACAGGGCCGGCACAGAAACACTAGATTCGCGATGGCATTGTTGCTGCGGTCTCGATCGATGTGGTGCACGTCCATGCGTCGCCGCATCATGAGGCAGAGGAAACAGCGTCCCTGCTCGCGCGCTTTTACCTGCGCTCGCATCCGTCGAAATTCGACCGAATAAAGAAGGGTGCTCGACCCGTCGATATAGGCCCGATTCTTCGGACCGCTCAAGAACTTGCTCTGGCAGAGAGGACCGCAAAAGACCCCGTAGGTCCGCGGCGAGCAGGCCCACTTGCCGGGCGTCATATAAACGCCTTTGCTGCATTCGGCACACGGCACTTCTTTGCCGCGCAGGCTTCGCTTGGAACAGCAACTTCGACACGTCGAACCGCCCCAAGCCTTTCGTCCTCCGCATGTCGGACACGTGACGGTTTCTGGCTTGATCTTGTGCAGTCCGAAGCACTTCAGACTGCAGAATCTCCTCGTGTGCGAGCCGATTTGAACGAAAGTCACGCCGCATTCTTCGCACAGCAAGCACGGTCTGACCACTCTTGAGTAAATCCGCGCGGACATAGCCTTTGCCCTCAACGAAGACGGGATGATTGCCGGTGATTTCCAGCGGCGCACGATCAGCGAAGTGGATTTTGAGTAGCGGCTGTGGCGCGCTCCGCATGTGGGTTTTGATCGGTTTCCACTGCGTTCGGCCACGATCATGACAATAACTAAGGACATTGCCGGTCCACCCGGACTCGACCATGTAGCCGATGGGAAGCGGACCCGTTTCTGTCGTGATGAGCGTTTCGCCCGGGAGGCAAATGGCATCCAGGTGCCAATTCCATTGCAGCGCTTGCGGCTGCAACTGCGGCCAACTGCGCCGGCAATAGATGCGCAGGTTGCGACGCATCTCCTCGGCCGCGATCTCGGTCAGGTAGGTGCGGGCGTGGAGCGGGGTCAGTTCCGCACGCGGCGGGAGCGAATCCCCGGAGAGCAATTCATACATCTCAGGCCTCAACCGCCTGGTCTAGGGGGAATAATTCTAGCGATTCACAGGGTCGATCTTGAAGCGGATGTGCACGTGCGCGGCGCTCGCCAGGCGCAAGAGCCATGGGATGGAAAAGTACCTGTGATGGCCATGGCGCAGGCGCGAAAGACACGGCCAGGCGAGGCTCATCGGCGCATCGGTACCGATCGCCTCGGCCGCTTCCGCCAAGGTCCGATAGCGGCGCCGCAGGTCCGCATCGATGGCCCGCATGAGGGCGAGTTTGATTTGCGCCTCGGCATCGAGCGGGGTGTCTAACACGCGCCGTCAGCCAGTCTGCATCTTGTCGACGATCTTCATGACCATGTCGTCGGGTTCGGCAGGGCCGCTGCTGGACTCAGGCGCCGCCGGCGCGGCCTTCGGTGCCGGGTCCGACGCACTCGCCGGCCCGAACGCGCTCTGCGTCCCGGCTCCCACGGTGCGCCGCGGCCCTTCGCGGTTACCGCTTTGATCGCGCGCATCGCCTCCCCGGTTGACGACGCTTTCCATGCCGGGCCGATGCGCCGGCTGGTTTATTTCACTGTGATAGGTGGTCTCGGATGGCGGCATGGCGGGATCCTTCAGGCGGCTGGCGGGGCCTCAAAGGATGTCACTGATTGCTACAGTGTCAATGGGCGGGTACGAGAACGCCCTCGTCTCGCGCTGCCGCATCGATGTCCTCGGCCGTATAGCCCAACGACTGCGCGAATTCCAAACCGACCAAGGGCAGGAGCTGGCGCGTGATCGCATTCAGCTTCTGCGTCGGCACCCCCTCGAAGGTCAAATGCGCATGCACGTGCTGGTGCTTGTGGCGCTCGATGATGAGGCGCTCGGCAAACTGGCCGAACTGCCGGCCCAGGCTCGTCAGGTATTGGTGGCGCTCGGCAATGGTCGGCAGCCGGTAATGAATCCGATCCCCGTCCGTACTCGTGATCTCGACCACGGCTTGCTGTGCGGGGGTCAGATCGGAGTAGGGCTTCAGGCGCTCGCCATACACCGGCTGCCCGTCCCAGGTCATCGTCTGCTCGACCATCTGCTTGCGCCGCGGCACCTTGACGAACGTCGTCAACGGCTCACTCGTCCGTTCGTAGAACTCCGACGGGTCGTAGAAGACTTGCGCCTTCATCTTGTCGAGCACACTGTCGGAGTCGATCATCAGGCGTTCAGCGACCAACTTCGCCTTGGCCTGCTGGATCGGACGCAGGTACTCGGCGAATTTCTCTAACTTGTTGAGCCCTTCGGTGCCATTGGTACTTGCGCTGAAGCCCGCTTCCCGGTGCGCGCGGGCGGCATCGAAGTGAATGAGCCAGCGCTCGCAAAAGAGTTTGTCGCGCTCCGTGACGGGATAGCCGCTCTTGCGTTTTTTAATGCCCTTGAGTTGTGCCTTACGACGCGCCATCAGCGGGAGGCGGTCGCACGCTCGGCGCGCTCGCGGTAGGCGCGACTGTAGGCGGTGACGCCAATCCACGCCTCCTTGACCATCGGCTCCGTCGATAATAGCGGCTGGGCAATGAAAGAGCCGTAGTCGATCAGTTCCAAGCCGACGCACACCATCGCCTGGCGCAGCACCTCTTCTTGGCTCACCTCGATGCAGCAGCGGCGGAATTCCCCCTGCGGCAGACGGAAGTTCACGACTTCCACGAAGATCAAGTCCATCACGAGACGAATGACAAGTGCTCCTCGATGATGCGCGAGGCCTCGACCCAGCCCTTCGCCACCTCACACCGCCAGCCCAACGCAAGCATACGACGTTTGAAAGCTTTCTGATCTTCGGACACCGTACCCCCTCGGGTGCGCTTCATTTCGAGCCACAGACCAGGCCTAGTAGGCGTAGGTACGGGAATGAGGTAATCGAACACACCTGGCTGCACGCCCATTGCAATCAATTTACCCATGGTGATGGCGCGAGTCTTGGCATTGGCTCCTAAGTAGGCACCATTGGGTACGTGGATCAGCACTTCGGCGATCGGCCGATTGCGCCAATGCATCACTTTGGCCCATTCGATCAAATTCACGCATTCCTCCTCCTCAATCGGTACTGGCGCTTTGACCGCCTTTGATTTCACCCTTTTCGGCACGGGCGCGCCATGCTCGTCACGCTTCACGCCGTCGACCTTTTCCATCTCCCGCACGGTCTTCTCGGGCAGGCCGCGGCCGCTATTCCTCTGAAAGTTCGCCAGGTTCGCATCCTGTCTTTTGCGGATGTCGGCGAGTTCCTCTTCGGTGTATCGATACGTCATGAATCGAGCCTCCGCAACTGAAAGGGCAATTTGTGGCCAAATTTGTCTTGTAACAGCACGCGCGTGACGAGGGTCAGGTCGCGCCGGCAGTAGTCATCGCAGACCTTCATCCATTCCTGCTGTTTGAAGGGATTCAATTGATCGTCGTAGAGATCCCGGTAGGCGGCGATGAGGCGCCCAGCGAGTTTATCGCCCAATCTGGCCAGCCGGCTGATCTTCAGAGACTGGGTTCTTTGCCACTCCATGGTTTCTTGGAAGGTCATCGGGCCATCTCGCCGTTGAGTTGCGGACGGCTAGGATAGCCCTTACGCTTACCCGCATGCTAGATGCGGATCTTCACCGTTTCGCGGACGGACTCAATCAAACCAAGCCCGGTTTGCGTCTGCGGATGGCCATGGCCGAGTCGTTGATCGCCCGGCAGCAGATCACGCGCCACTACCGCCGCGGCGTCTCAGGAGCCAGGGCACTCAAGAATTTGGAGTCGTGGCGACTCGCCTACGTGCAGGCCTGCAACCACGCCGCCGAGGCTCTGGATGCCCTGTGGGACGAGTTCGCGTGGCCCACTGACGGTGCGCGCGACCGCGGCTTCGCCTGGACCCCAAAGGCCGTCAAGCGGCGCTAGGCGGCGCGGCGGCTTCCCGCTGGGCGATGAGGGCAGAGAGGACCGCTCGGTCAACCCCATATTGGCTCAAAATTGCTGAGACATCGGACGCCGCCACCGCTTTGCCGCTGGTCGCTTGGTTGAACAAGGCGAGCAACTGCGGTGCGGCGCCTAAGAGCCCGGTCAAGATCTCCAAGATCATCGCGGCGGTCATGATTGCACCGCCGGGGGCGCGAGCTTCGCCGCACAGGCGTCGAAGGTACTCACCGTCAGGGGTTTGATGGTCAGGCACGCGGACAAGATCACGATCGGGCCCATCGCCTGCGCGAGGTTGCCATTGGCGACGCCTAGGTTGCCGAGCTGGGCGGCACCATTGGCGGCATCCAAGGCGGCTTTCACCGCATCGGTGATCGAGAGGACTTTCTTGGCCTGGGCGGCACTGATCCACCCCGAAGAGAGCGCCACCGTCGCGGACTTGACGACCAAGTCATCGGCGGAGACCGCACTCGCGTAGAGCGCATCGAAGGTCTGCAGGGTCGTGGGCGGCGCTCCCGGGGCTGCGGGCGCGGTCGCACACGCCTCAAGCAGCAGGCTTATCGTTAGGACTGTGGCTAGACGTAACAGGTGACGCATGAGGGACTCCGTTGGCGACTTGAGCGGCGGCTACCGCAATGGTCGCGGGGTGCACTGCGGCGGCGGCTTTGGTGAGGGTCAAGGGCTGGAGGGTCGAGCGGGCCCGCCAGATGGAGCCCACCAGCGGGGCAATCAAGGCGACTGTGCCAAAGATCGTCTCGACGGCGGTCTGGATGGCAACCAAGTTGGTGAGCCCCAACGCAGTCCCCACCTTCGGGAACATGGCGATAGCCGCCGATACCAGCGAGACGACCTGAGCGATCTGGACGCGAGACTGGTACCACGGAATGGCAGCAGCAGCGACAGGGACAGGATCGGGCGTGCTCATACGGGGAGTGCTCCTAGGGTGACGGTGGCCAGGGGAATATCACTCGGCCACTCGCCGCTGAGTAGCATGGCCTCGAGGCGCCCGGCGCGAGTCTGCTTGACTTGAGAGACCCACAGCGTATCACTTCGGATTTCGGCAACGGCCGAAGGATAGTCTTTTTTGGCCATCGCTGCCAAGAAATGCGGCCAGTGGAGAAGCCCCTCCACGCCAATGTTGTAGGCGATGTCGGCCACCGCCACCTGACGCACGGCGTCCAAGGCCGCATACCAAGCATAGGCCTGTAGCCGCATCTGCATCTTGGTAATGCGGAAGTCCTCTAGGAATCGGAGTTCGACCGGATCGAACGGGATCATCAGGTTAAGCCCGATACCGACCGACAGGTTTCCCTTCAGCGTATCGCCTTTCTTGAAGGGTTTGCCGGTGGCATCGTCATAGATCAGGAAGCGCTGCCCTTCTTCCGCGCTCAGTTCCGCTTCCAGATGCGGCAGGGTCGTGCTCATGGAAGTCTCGCACGGGAGCGGTCTGGCACTCGTCCAAGAGCGCTTGCAGGCCGGCTAATTCCGTGCGCGCATTTTGCAGCAGCAAGGTTTTGAAGGAGGCCGTCATGGCGCGCACCTTGCCAGAGCGTCACCGCGGTCGTCTGTCTGCTAGCCCACATCACTCGTCCTCCTTGGGTTTCGCGGGCGGCTTTTTAGTGTTCTCAGGGGGCTTCGGCAGGATACTGAAGTGCCGCCAGCCCGCTTTCAGCCAGTTGACGGCGGCCAAGATGGCGGTCATGAGCGAGTGCAGCGAGCCGTGTTCGTACGACTGCTGCTCGCGGGCGCCCTCCATTTTCAGTTCGAGCTTGTCCAATTTCTTGATGATGACCCTCTTGGCGTCATCCACGTCCTGCTTGCTCGCCGGCTTGGGCGTCTCGGGCTCGGTCACGGTCGCCTCTTGGCGTGGGGCGGGAGCCGTTCGGCTTGATCCTCAATTTTTTCCCGCCACTCGCGCTGCCGGTTGACCTCGGTCGCGATGCCGTCGACCTCGCTCTTCATGACCGCCAAGTTCGTGTTGATCTCATTCAGCACCCCCAATTTCTGCTGCAGGTCGACCACGGATTTCTGTGCGGCATCGGCCGTCTCCTTGGCCACGCTGATGTTGTGCTGCGCAGAGAGCACATAGCCGATGGCGATCACCAACGCGCCAATCGCGCTCCAGAGGGCTCCCGGACTCAAATTGTCGCGGATGACCTTCGGTATCCACGCGAGCCCGGGCGCGCGCCGCTGCAAGAACGCCTGCGTCGATTCGTGATCGGGCTCTTTGTCCACGAGTCTCACGCGAAGCCGCTCAACGACTGCGCGACGCGCGGCCGGGGGCTCTCCGGGAGCGACCGCCACAGCGCCGCAAAGGCGGGGAGCCCCGCGCCCTCGAGCGCCTGAGCGGCCGCCTCGCGCCCCTGGCCGTGAATCAAGGACGAGATCTTCTCCGCTGCCGCTTCGGCCGCCTCCTGCGCTCGCACCTTGTCCTCGCGGATGTGCTGCTCGATCGCCCGCTCCTGGAACTTGCGCTCCTGCAACTCCTGTTCGAGCGTCTCGACCTGCGGTTGATTCCCCTGCTCGCGGGCCTGTTTCAAGCGCCGCATGAGGCCGCGGATGTAGGATTTCTCCTTCTCCCGCAGTTGATAGCGTTCCATCTGTTCAGGACTCGTGACGCGCGCGGGGGCCGGCGTGATGCCAAAGTAGGGCAAGGTCGCGAGCAACTTGCCGCGCGGATCTTTCGTGCCCGCATCGATAAATTGCTTCGTCCCCTGAATCGAGAAGGGCAGTACCTCGCGCGCCGCGTACTTCGCGCCCTGGATGATCTGCTTCCAGAGCGGGTCTTCGGGGAAACGCACCGCATCGCCATAGAAATCCTCATTGGCATAGATCGCGTGGATGATGCCGAAGATCGGGTTCGCCTTGTTCATCAAGGTCGTGCCGGGCTGGGTGCCGTACTCGTAGATATCCTTCATGTAAGACGGCAACGACACCCGCTCTTTGGTGCCGTACTTCGTCATGCGCCCGGTCCACGGGAAGAAATAGTCCTTCAACTCCTCCGGCTTCTTGCCGGTGAAGAGGTACTGGAGGATGGCGCCCAACAGCATGGTCGTGCCGATGAGCGCCAAGGTGTAGGGAATCTTGTGGCCGACCTTCTCCGCGATGCGCTGCAGTGTCGATTTCTGCGCCTCGTAGTCCATGCGCGCCTGGCTCGTTTTACCTAACGGTGGCGGTCCCTGGCCGGCACCGCCCGGCGCATCGAGGAGTTCCGCAGGCGCCCCGCGTGCCATGTAGTCGAGCACTTTGATGACGTCGACGGGCGCACCGCCCAATTCCCGAATGGTGCCTAAATTCCACCCGACCGCCCGCACCATCATGTGATTGACATCCTTGAACGTGCGGTTCCAGAACAAGGCGTCGTAGACCATTTCCCCTAAGCGATTGTCGACCGAGTTCCAGATCGACTGCATGGCGCCCGCGAAGGCGATGGGGTCCTCCAAAGGGTTCCTGCGGATGTGATCGGCCGCCAAGTCTGAGCACACCCCG